TCAGGTATTGTAGTTGTAAGAGGCCCAAGTGCAGTTACTTTTGCTGGTACTCCTTGTTGTGCGTTCACAGGTTCAACTCACCCAGGCGGTGATAAGATAGCTAAATTTACAGCTAATGGAACATTGACAGTTTCTTAAAAAATAGTTATATTATTATTATGGTGGTAAAAGAAAGAATATGAATTTAACAAATTACTATTGGTACTTTCAATCAGCAGTACCTTCTCGTATTTGTGATGATATTGTTCGTTATGGAAAACAACTACAAGATCAAATGGCAGTTACTGGTGGTTTTAGTAATCAAAAATTAAATGCAAAACAAACAAAAGATTTAAAAAAGAAAAGAAATTCAGATATTGTTTGGATGAATGATAGATGGATATATAGAGAAATACAACCTTATATACATCAAGCAAATACAAACGCTGGTTGGAATTTTGAATGGGATTTTTCAGAATCTTGTCAGTTTACAAAATATACTAAAGGTCAATTTTATGATTGGCATTGTGATAGCTGGGATAAACCTTATATAAAAGAAGGCGAAGATCCATCAAACGGTAAAATAAGAAAACTATCGGTAACAGTTACGTTATCTGATCCTAAAGAATATAAAGGTGGTGAACTAGAATTTGATTTTAGAAACATGGATCCTAATGAAAAAAGAAATATTGTTAAATGTAAAGAAATATTACCTAAAGGATCTTTAGTAGTTTTTCCTGGTTTTGTTTGGCATAGAGTATGCCCAGTTAAAAGTGGAAAAAGACATAGTTTAGTAATATGGAATTTAGGTAGTCCTTATAAATGAGTTTTCCAAAAAAATTAAATTTAGAACAATATTTTGCATCTCCCATATGGTGGGCAGATGAAACAAAATTTGTTAAAGAATTAAATAAAGCATCTGATAAATACATTAAAGAAGCACAAAAAAATTTAAAAGAATCAATAGACAAACGTAATAAAAAATTTGGAGATAAAGGAGATATGGGTCATGTGTTTCACTCAACATCTTTAATTGGTGACTCAAAATTTAAAGAATTACAAGACTATATTGGTGCAACCACAAGTAATTTATTAGTTGAAATGGGGTTTGATTTAACAAATTATTCAATATTTATTACAGAAATGTGGGTTCAAGAATTTGCTAAAAAAGGCGGTGGTCATCATACATTACATACGCATTGGAATGGGCACATGTCTGGTTTTTATTTTTTAAAAGCTAGTGAAGCTACATCTTTGCCAATCTTTGATGATCCAAGACCAGGTAATGTTATGAATCTTTTACCAGAAAAAGATAAAACAAAAGTAACCTATGCATCTTCACAAATAAATTATCAAGTTAAACCAGGTAGATTAATGTTTTTTCCATCTTACATGCCACATCAATATGTGGTAGACATGGGCTATGAGCCATTTAGGTTTATACATTGGAATTGCCAAGCCATATCAAAAAATGTATTAGATGCAAAATAAAGATATGAAAAAAGCTATTATTAAAACGGTACTAGAATCTAGTCCTTTAAAAAATAAACCAAATTTTATAGATAATTTTATAAAATCAAAAATGCAATTGAAAGGAAAAAATGTCATTAAAAAAATCGGCGTTCCAAAAAAATAAATATAGTGTTTTAAAAAATGTTATATCAAAAGAAATGGCAGATTTTTGTTTTGCTTATCTTTTAAATAAAAGAAAAGTTGCAAGATTTTTGTTTGATCAAAAATATTTATCACCTTTTACAGAATACTATGGTGTGTGGAATGATGAACAAGTTCCTAATACATATTCACATTATAGTGATTTAGTAATGGAAACTTTATTACAAAAAGTAAAACCTGTTATGGAAAAACATACTGGACTAAAACTATCTCCTACATATTCTTATACTAGAATATATAAAAAAGGCGATGTGTTAGCTAGACATAAAGATAGATATTCTTGTGAAGTATCTACAACATTAAATCTTGGTGGTGATCCGTGGCCAATTTATCTTGATCCTACAGGAAACAAAGGTCAAGCAGGTATTAAAATAAACCTTAAACCAGGAGACATGTTAATATATTCTGGTTGTGATTTAGAACATTGGCGAGAAGAGTTTACAGGTAAAGACTGTGGACAAGTATTTTTACATTATAACAAAACAAATTCTAAAGCAGCTGAAGAAAATGAATTTGATAAAAGACCATTTTTAGGCTTGCCTACATGGTATAAAGGCTTTAAATTACCTAAATAATATTGTAGAATAATAATCTGGCGGGAGATTCCACCACACCATCTCCTGCCTGATTATTATAGGTTTTTTATGTTACAAAAAGTAAAATTTGCACCAGGATTTAATAAACAAGTCACATCAACGGGCGGCGAGAGCCAATGGGTTAATGGAGACAATGTTCGTTTTAGATATGGCTCACCTGAAAAAATAGGTGGTTGGGCACAATTAGGTTCTGTAGATATTACAGGGCGTAACACGGCTATTCATCATTTTATAAATACATCAGGTATTAAGTATGCTGCACTAGGAACTAATAGAATTTTATACGCTTACTCTGGAGGTATCTTTTACGACATACATCCAATTAAAGCGACAACAACTTTAACAAGTGCTTTTTCTACAACTAATGGATCATCAACTGTAACTTTAACTTTTTCATCAGCGCACAATATAAACAAATTTGACATTATATTATTAGACAATTTTAGTTCTGCAACTAACTCTAATTTTGCAGCAAGTAATTTTAATGATAATAAATTTATGGTAACTACCATTCCAACAGATAGTACTTTAACTATTGACGTTGGATCTAACGAATCAGGTTCAGGCGCATCTACATCAGGAGGTATTAGAGTTCAACACTATTATCCTGTTGGGCCAGCTGTGGAAGTTGCATCTACTGGTTGGGGTCTTGGATCGTGGGGCGGGCAGCAAGCAGGACAGTTTACCTCAACATTATCATCAGGAATTAATACATCAGTCACAAGTTTAACGATGGCAAGTTCATCGTCTTTTCCATCTTCTGGAACAGTTATTATAGGAACAGAATTAATTACTTACACAGGAAATAGTGGTGGAACTTTATCTGGTTTAACAAGAGGTGCTTTAGGAACTACAGCTGCATCACATTCATCAGGTGCAACTGTTACAGATGCATCTAACTTTTTTGCATGGAACGCTGCAGCATCAGGAGATATTATTACAGCGCCAGGTTTATGGTCACTAGATAATTTTGGTAACAAACTTATTGCAACAATTAGCGGTGGAGAAACATTTGAATGGAACTCAAACCCAACAGGCGCAACAGATACAAGAGCAAGTATTGTGAGCAATGCACCAACTGCATCGGCATTTAGTTTAGTATCTACACCAGATAGACACTTAATATTTTTTGGAACAGAAACAACTATAGGAACAAAATCTACACAAGATCCTATGTTTGTCAGATTCTCGTCACAAGAAGATATTAACACGTACGCGCCTTCAGCAACTAATACTGCTGGCACACAAAGACTTGCAGATGGATCTAAGATTATGGGAGCAATCAGAGGTAGAGATGCAATTTACGTTTGGACAGATACAGCTTTATTTACTATGAGATTTGTTGGTCCACCATTTACATTTTCATTTCAACAAGTTGGTACTAACTGTGGATTGATTGGACAGAACGCTGCTGTTGAAGTAGATGGTACAGCTTATTGGATGTCAGAAAATGGTTTCTTTAGATATGCTGGTAGACTAGAATCATTACCATGTTTAGTTGAAGATCATGTTTACGATGATATTAATACAATTCCAAAACAACATATTAATGCAGGTTTAAATAACTTGTTTGGTGAAGTGATATGGTTTTATCCTAACTCAGGTTCAGGCACAGTTAACAGAATGGTAGCTTATAATTATTTAGACTCAACACCAGATAGACCTGTGTGGACAACAGGTACATTAGCAAGAAGCGCGTGGCAGGATTCAGCAGTATTCGGTAAACCACACGCAACAGAATATGATTCAAGTGGTACGACTGCAACAACAGATACAAATTATATTTTTGGAAATAGTGATGGCACCTCAACTTATTATGAACATGAAACAGGTTTAAATCAAGTTAAAGAAGGAGCCACTTCAGCTATTACAGCAAGTATTGAATCTGGAGATTTTGATATCGGTGCACAAGGATTAAATGGCGATGGAGAGTTTATGATGAAAATTAGAAGAGTTATACCAGATTTTTTAACACAAACAGGTGATGCAAGAATTACATTAAACTTAAGAGACTTTCCAAATGATACTGCAGCTAGTTCTACGTTAGGGCCATTTACAGTTAGTAGCGGCACACAAAAAATAGATACAAGAGCAAGAGCTAGATCGATATCATTAAAAATAGATAATACAAGCACTAGTCAGTTTTGGAAACTAGGCACATTTAGAATCGACTATCAACCAGACGGGAGAAGATAATGGCAAAAATTGTACAATCATTAACGCAGCCACCAAAAGAATACGATCAAATTTCATTTTTATCTTTAGTTAGAGATTTAAATGGTTTGATAGAAAAATTAAACACTACTTTTCAAGAAGAAAAAGGAGAAGATAATGATGCAATAGTCTTCTTTTTAGGAGGATAATGGCCAATAGTTTTGTTAATAAAAAAGTAGATTTAACCACTACAAATGTTACAACTTTATATACAGTTCCAGATGCTACGACTGCTATTGTAAAATCTATATTGGTAAGTGACGATAGTGGTAGCGGATCCACTATTACAATAACAGTAACTACACCTTTAGAGGCTGTATTTAGTGTTGCATATTTAAAAACTATATCAGCTAATACACCTACTGAAATATTAACAAACCCATTGATAGTTGAAACTGGAGAGATAGTAAAAGTTACAGCTGGCAATGCAAACAGGCTCCATGTGATCCTGTCAGCTATGGAAGTAACGCCTAGAACCGTTACAACATAGACTTGATTTACTCGTTAAAAACGAGTAGTAATGTAAATTCAGGTGCAATCCCTGCCAAAATAATATAATAAAACAATTGACATATATGATAACAAGAGCTCACATTAGAAGACAACTACGTGCATCAGGTGGAATAACAAATGTTACACCAAGAGAAGGGTATTTTTTAGGTAGTATAGTTAGAGGTGCTAAGAAAGCAGTTAGCAAAGTTGCTGACGTTGTTAAACAAGTTGTTAAAAGTCCTATAGGTAAAGCTGCTATATTAGGATTAGGTGCTAGTTATCTTGGCCCTAAGATAATGAGTGGTGGGTTAGGAAATTTTTTTAAAACTGGTATTGGTAAATTTGGTGTACAAAATTTAGGTTTACCCGGTGGAGCAGATATGGGCTCTACAGGTTCTGGTTTATTGGGACTATTAAGTAAAGGAAAAGCTGCCATAGGTGGAATGAGTGGTGGAGCTAAATTAGCAGGAGGAGCTGGCTTACTATCTTATTTTATGTCTAAAGGTGCATCAAAAGAAGAAGCAGAAGATTTAATAAAAGATGTCTACAGAGGTGAAGGCATGGGCTTCGATCAAATAAGAGCAGACATAAATAAATACAGAAGTGGTGAATTAAGTCAATCACAAATGTTTGATAAGAATTATAGATTCTTAACACCTAGAAACTTTGTTGGAGCAGAAGGTGGATCACCAAGTATGAAAATGGCAGAAATACCTAAAGGTCTTACAATGGAAAAAGCTGTGAGAACTTTTGAATTAAGTAATGGTCGCAAACCAAAAAATATGCAAGAAGTAATAGAATTTTTTAAAAATAGAAAGTTATCTGCAATGGGCGGTATAATGAATATGCCTATGGGTAACATGAGAAGAAATAGTGCTGGTGTTATGGAACGAGATTACAGAGACGAAGGTGGTTTTGTACCAGTAGGTGTAAAAGAAAAAGCAGATGACGTTCCAGCAATGTTATCTAAAAATGAATTTGTAATGACAGCCGACGCGGTTCGAGGAGCGGGCGACGGGAATATAAAAAAAGGAGCACAAAGAATGTATGATTTAATGAAACAAAATGAAGGTAAGGTAGCATAATGGCTGTATCAACAACAAGAACTTTACCCGCACAATTTA